ACTATGGTAAAAACAGGGACACCAACTACTTCTAAGAACAACTTTTATAGGTCTATTCAACTAAACAAGCGTAGACAAACAACCCAGAACTCACGGCAAAACCACTTTCAATGGGATTGGAAAGACGTTGCAAAGATTCAATCCAACTACGAGAAGTTTATCCGTAAAGAGATGCTTCGAATCGGTGAAGACTCCGATGAGTTTCAGATGTCATACAACTGTAAGTGGCTTCTTGAGCGAGGCATGTTTGTTACCTCTACTATCATGGATGACCTGGGAGACACATCTGCCGAGTTAGTAAAGTCTTGGCACAAAACCCCTGTAGTAGTAGGTATTGACCCAGCACGTAAAACCGACTCAACTGTAGTCACTGTTGTGTTTGTTGACTGGGAACGCCCCGATGAGTTCGGTTATTTTGAGCACAGAATCCTCAACTGGTTAGAGATGCAAGGAGATGACTGGGAAGAACAGTACTTCCAGATCGTTAACTTCTTACAAAACTACGATGTACTTGCCGTAGGAGTAGACGGCAACGGTGTAGGCGATGCTGTGGCTCAACGTTTAAAATTGTTGATGCCACGCTCTGAAGTTGTAGCCCTTACCTCTAGCCCAAGTGAGCAATCTAAGAGGTGGAAGCACCTTCAGGCTTTGATTCAACGTAAAATGATCACATGGCCTGCCCATGCTAAGACTCGTAGACTTCGTACTTGGAAGCGTTTTTACCAGCAAATGACCGATCTTGAAGTTACTTACAAAGGACCTAACTTTGCGGCGGCTGCTCCTGATGAGGCGTACTCTCACGATGACTTTGCTGACTCCCTATCGATTGCCTGTTCTTTGACCCAAGAACTGGTGATGCCTGAAGTAAGCGTCTCTACCAATGTGTTCTTTAGGTAAAAAAACACGCTAATTAGCAACACACACACTCGTTAAGGGTGGAAACTATGTACTAAGCAAAAGGCCTTTGCTAATACATCCTTAAGGAGTAACAATGACAATCTCACCAGCACCTCGTTTCCCAGAACGCTCTCCTCAGAACTATGAAATCAAGGGAGCAGGAAACGACGTTCGTCGTGGACCACTTCGCTTTGAAGAGGGTATCGCAACAGATACAGACGTTCCAAATGATTTTGAAAAGGGTATGGCTTCTGGTCAAGCAACAATGCCAGGACGCCCAAACCGCAACGCCCCAGTTTGGCAGAAGACTGCTGCAGAGACTCTCTCAGAGCGTGCACACGTCGGATCAGCCTCATGGGTTGAAGCACCAACATTCCTAGGCGAGTTTGCTCATGGAACAATGAATGACTACTCAGCAGCCACAATTGAAACTGCAGTTCGTTCAGGCGGAAAGACAGCACGTCAATCTGCAACAGTCGTCAACGACTAATTAAGCCTGACACCGATACGCCCCTACATTAGTGTGGGGGCTATCGAGTTATCTATGGAGGATAAATGCAAAAGCCTGCTAACCCTAAACTGTACGAGATGATCATCGCACAGGCTAAGGCTAAGTATGCAACTTTTCCTTCACCAGGTGCAAGTCACTGGGTTCATAGTCGCTACATAGAACTTGGCGGTCAGTTTGTTGAGACCCATGAAGATGACCGTCGTCAGAAAATTATTCAGAAAAAGTATGACAATGCAAAGAAGAAGACTCTTCAGAAAAAAGAAGAGTATAAAAAGGGCGAGAAGAAAAAGGGTAAGAAATGATTGAAATAGCCAATGAGGTTCGTAACCTCACTGAGTCTAAGGAGGTGATGCCATGAGTTACCTAGATTTTTCTCCGCCCTCTTATAGAGCGGCGTCTTCTGATTTAACAATATCAATCTCACCTTTGGGATTGGTTGAATTAGCAGACGAGGAATTCGAATAGTGAAGTTCACGGCCCTCGTCTTAACCGCTATTCATTAAACTTTGCAATGTACCTAGGACATGCCTGGGGCTATCGCCGTGAAACTGGCGAATCACAAATGACGTTTAACTACTATCGTGCTTTTACTGATTATCTTGCACGTTTTACCTTTGCTAAAGGTATTTCATTTAGATCCCCTAAAGCCACTGAAGCCATTGTTCCAGCACGTTTAGAGCGTGTATGGGAAGTAGATAACGACAAGATGCGTGTTCTACTTGAAATGGCACAGCAAGGTGGAGTTACAGGTGACTGTTTTGTAAAGATTGCTTATGAAGAAGCCTGGTTAGACTCTGCAGGGCATACACACCCAGGACGTGTGCGTATCCTTCCGATGAACTCTGCGTTTGCTTTTCCTGAGTTCCACCCGCATGACCGTACTCGTCTTCTACGTTTTAAGCAGAAGTACCGTTTCTGGGGAACTTCACTAGAAGGAACTCGTCAAGTATTTACGTATACAGAAATTCTTACCGATGACATGATCGAGGAATATATCAACGATGAGTTGATCGATTCCCGCCCTAATCCAATCGGATTGATTCCAGTTGTTCATATTCCTAATATGCCTGTTACAGGTTCTCCATGGGGTCTTTCAGACTGTCAAGACATTATTACCATTAACCGTACTTACAACGAAATTTCAACTGATGTAGCAGATATCATCAATTACCACGCTGCTCCAGTTACAGTTATCATCGGTGCTAAAGCCTCCAACCTTGAAAAGGGTGCGAGCAAGGTATGGGGCGGTCTTCCAAAAGACGCCCAAGTATTCAACCTTGATGGTGGAGCAGACGGAATTAACGGCGCTCTTCAATACCTAGAACTACTCAAGCGTTCTATGCACGAAATGATGAATGTTCCAGAGTCTGCCCTTGGACAGGTTCAACCTATCTCTAATACATCTGGTGTAGCACTTTCTATCCAGTACCAGCCTTTGATGAACCGTTATGAGCAGAAGAAGGTTCAATACGGAAAAGGCATCGAGCGTATCAACGAACTTATTCTTCGTACGTTGTCCCTTAAAGAGCCAGAAACATTTTTATACAACCCAGACGTTGATGGTCCAATTAAGCCTGGACAGTATGATCGTTTAGATCCTAATGACCCACTTACGTACCAAAACTACGTACAGTTCCCACCACCACTTCCTCTTGACAAGTTGATCATTCTCAATGAGATTCAAGCAAAGATGTCTGCTGGATTAGAGTCTAAGGAAGGCGCACTTCGCGCACTTGGAGAAGAATTTCCTGAAAACAAACTTCAAGAGATTCGTGATGAGATCATGAACGATGCTAAGGCAGATGGTGCCCTACAACTTCTTAAGATTCAAATCCAAAAAGAAATCATGGATATGACAGGAATGATGCCAGGGCCAGATGGCTCCGCTATTCCTTTACAGCCAACTGAACTTGGTGATGGAGACATCATGGGTGATGGGATTCTTGGACCTGAAACTCCTCAAAGTGTAAACGATCCAGCCCAACAAGAAAACCAAATGATGGTTGAACAGGATGAGGCTGCAATTCGTAACCAACTCGTGACGGATGCGTACGGAACTAAAGAGCCACAACGCAGTAACGTCGACCGAGACGAATAGGATTCTGATAATAAATCAGAGTATATCGAGACAATTGCGACAATATGTAATGCAATAGTCTTGTAAGAAATCAAGGGATACGCCGTAAGGCATTCGGACAACGAGACAAGAAAAATAGGTGACCAACTATGGCCAACAACGGATATGCAGAAGACATTTTTGCAACAAATACACAGGTAGATCCTGTTATTGCAGAAATTCAAAACGTACCAACAGGTGCGGAACAAGCCGAATCAGTTCTTGCAGCGTTTACCGCTGAGGACATTGCCAAGGCTCGTGAGCAAGAAAAATCAAAGTTGTACTCACAAATGGAAAAACTCAAGAGTGAAGTAGAGACTTTTAAAAAGGAACGCGAAGATGAGATCGCTCGTAAAAATGCTGAACAGGCATCATACGAAGCAGATCGTCTAGCAAAGCAAAAGGCTGCAGAAGAAGAAGAACTTTCTGCTAAGGAACTCCTCGCTAAGAAGGAGCAAGAATGGAATGCTCGTTTTGAGCATGAAAGTCTTGAAAGAGAACGCGCCTTCGCAATGCTTGAAAAGGAACGCGAATTCCAAGAACTCCAGAATTATCGCCAAGCACGACTAGAGGAAGAGCGTGAAACAATCGTTCCTCAACTTATCGACTTGATCAACGGTAATACACAAGATGAGATTGAACAGAGCATCGCTTCTCTTAAAGAGAAGTCTGCAGGAATCATGCAAGATGTCATGCAGACTGTTCAAGCAAACAAGCAACAAATGGTAGGTGCTCGTATTACAGCCCCTGCTAGTGGACCTCTCGATAATGATTCGGAACAACGATCGTACTCACCCGACGCAATTCGGGACATGTCAGTGGCAGACTATGCGAAACAACGTGCCAAGTTACTTGGACAAGCAGCCAGCAATCGTGGTCAAGGTCTCTTCGGAAACTAAGAACCCAACCTCAACTATAGAAAGGACTTGACCTAACATGGCAAGTGCTATTACAGGATCCTCGCAACTCGCGGGCGCACCAACAGCGTACTCAGGCTCAAACTCAAGCCTGAACCAAGCAATTCAAACAATCTGGTCAAAAGAAATTTTGTTCCAGGCAATGCCAATCCTTCGTTTCGAGCAGTTCGCAGTAAAGAAGACCGAACTAGGAGTTTCTCCTGGTCTTCGCGTGAACTTCCTTCGTTACCAGAACTTTGCTGTCAACCCAACACCTCTTACAGAAGGTGTTCGTATGACAACAAACGCTCTAACAGCAGAGCAGATCGCAATCACAGTTGCAGAACAAGGTTACGGCGTTGCTGTTTCTGAACTTCTTCTCAACTCTTCATTCGATGACGTTATGGCTTCTGCTTCACGTCTTCTTGGCCGTCACATGGCTCAATACCTTGATCTCCAGGCTCGTAACACCCTTTCTGCTGCAACATCAGCAGTATTTGGTTACGATCGCACAGGTCTTCAAGGCATCAACGACTGGTACAACGAAGGTACAGTTGGAACATCAATCTCAGGCCTAACAGGTAACTTCAAGTTGTCTACAGGTGCTGTTAAGGATGCTGCTCTTACCCTCGCATCAAAGAACATCCCTCGCTTGGGCGAGACCTATGTTCAGTTCATTCACCCAAAGCAATCTCGTGACATCCGTACAAACCCTGAGTTCATCGAGGTTACAAAGTACGCTGCACCAGGTAACTTCATGCTCGGTGAAATCGGACGTATCTACGATGTAGTCTTCATCGAAACAACACAGGTGAACTCATTCTCATCTGGTTCTGTTATCGATTACAGCAACTACGTTGGTACACCAGGTTCTTCAACATCTGTTCCAGTTGATGCTAACACCGCTCCAGGTGAAGGTGGATTCCCAGAGAACGTTGGAGCATCTGCTTATCCAAATGGTGGTTCTTCAAACACAACTGCTGCAACTGTTTATGAGTCAATCATGATCGGTGACAACGCATTTGGTCACGCAATCAGCCTTCCAGTTGAACTTCGCGATGGTGGCGTTCTTGACTTCGGTCGTGAGCACGCTCTTGCTTGGTACGCAATCTGGGGTCTTGGTGTTATCACCGACCAGGCTATCGTTAAAGTTTATACAAATTAATAACTAATTTGTAAGAATTAGTCTTACACTAAGGGGTGTAATAGCCCCTTAGTGATAGGCAAAGAATGAAGACTCACTGTAAAGCAGGACACGAGTTTACTGAGCAAAACACGTACTACTACAAGTCCAAAAGAATTTGTAGAACTTGCAGAAAAAAGACAATGCAAAAAAGGCGTATTCCGAAAGGATATGCAAATAGTCGCAAAACACATTGTCCGAAAGGACATCCGTATGACGACAGCAACACGTCTTTATGGCGAGGAAAAAGAATCTGTAAGGCTTGCGCCAAAGTTAACGCAGACTGGCAAAGATTAAAGAAGTACGGTTTAGATCGACAAACCTACCAAGAGTTGTTGATTAAGCAAAAAAATAAATGTGTTCTTTGTTTAAAAGAGTTTAGTTCTACCCCACATATTGACCATAATCATGAAACAGGAAAAGTAAGAGGACTCCTCTGTTACCCCTGTAACTCAGGATTAGGACAATTTGAGGATGATGTAGACCGATTAAAACGGGCTATAAAATATCTAAAAAAGTAGTGTCTGTGGGTCATACTCCTTCTTTGGCCCACAGCCATCACTAACTAACTAACTAGAAAAGGAAAAAGACATCGTGGCAAACACACCAACAAGTCCTCTAGACGCGACAGGACATGCAGCAGAAAAAGCAGCAAAGGCTCGCATCAAAGAACAACAGGCCCGCTCAGAAGAGATCTCTCTTGCAAATGCGGCTGAAAATGAAAGTATTAAGCACGATACGTTTGACCCAAAGCACCCTGATGCACCATTGGTTCTTGATGAGATTGAGAACGTTGGTGTTAGTGTAAACAACGACTACGTTGTTATCCGTACACAGCATGATATTACTGACATGACATACGGAGTAGGAAACCACTATTCATTCAAGGCTGGTGTCAAGTATCGCGTACCTGCAGGTCTTGCAGGGTACCTTGAGCAACTTGGATATGTTTGGCGTCCAAACTAAATAGACGTCGCTACTAGTCTAACCTCAACTGGTTCCCGCCCTCCTCCCAGTTGGGGTTAGGCCTTTTTTATGCGGATTTAATTGTCATTACAGTAGATAATAAACGCATCTAGTTTTCGGAGGTTTAGTGGCTACATTAACAAACTTGGCTAGTCGCCTTCGTGATGAGTTGGGCGACTTTGGTAAGTCCTTTGTCTATCAAGCAACAGGGGATGGATCAACAGTTCGTTTTCTTGTTCCTTATAGCCCTATTGACGGTGAGACACTTATCGTCCATGTTAACGGGTCTGATGTCTCCACTACAGTCACTGTAGAAGAAGAGACAGGGTATGTAACATTTGATACAGCACCTGCATCTGCTGCCCCAATCATCTTTGCTGGAACGTACTTTCGCTACTTTACTAACCAAGAGATTTGCCAGTTTGTCAATGATGCATTTACTCAGCACACTGCAAACCATGCAGACTCATTTGGACGACCTGTATCCTTAGCCTCACTTCCTGGTGTTGAAGAATACCCTGTGGTCATTTATGCCTGTACTTTGGCTATGTACACCCTTGCTAACGATGCTTCTTTTGACATTGATATTACAGCCCCAGATGGCGTAATGATTCCCCGTTCTGAACGTTATCGCCAAGTCATGAACATGGTACAAGAGCGTAAAGAACAATACAAAGAACTTTGCTCACAACTTGGTATTGGTCTTTATAAGATCGACGTATTTCAACTGCGTCGTATTGCAAAGTCAACAAACCGTTACATTCCGATCTACTTGCCGCAAGAAGTGGATGATACATCCATGCCACAACGTGTTCTATTGCCAATGCCTACATATGGAAGCCAAGAATTTCCAACTGATATCCCTAACTACGACCTCAACATGTACGAGGGAGATTCATTTGAGGTTACTCTCACCTTCCCA